AAACCTCGTAAACGTATGTTTTTGCGTCTGCCATTGCATCTCCTATCGTCGGTACTACGACCATAGGGCATCAGTGTGGCAATTCGGTGAATACCCTTTTAAACGCTTGTTGTATAAGGCTTGCAGGTTGCTTGACAAACATTGGCGAGACTTCCACGTGCAGCCAATCGCCACCCGGCGCGCCTGCAATCTCTGGCTTGCTGTACGACTTCCATGCTTGACGATCACAACGCCAGCCACGCCCAAATGCTTTAGGGAAATAATCAAGCACTTGTTCAACACCTAATTCGTTTGCGTTGGCTAACACAATGTTGATAAACGCAATAGCGCCTTTACGGTTGGCTGTTGAATGTTTTTCGGACGGCCTGTACGACAAGTCAACTGCTCGACCAGTGGCGTGAACCGATAGTTGATCGTCTTTGCCGTGCATTTGTCTTATTCCCCAGCTGCCGTTATTCCAGATTGCGCCACCACCATACAAAACAGCACAGCGCACCCACTCATCCATGCCGGGCAAAGGCGCATTAACTGCACCGTCACTGTTGCCTGTGTATGGCCGTGAGCCGATCACTTTAGGGTTTGCTGCTACAAGGCTCATGGTGTTGTTATTGGCTCTGCTGGTTTGCGCTTAAGTCCGTTAGCGGCAACAAGACCAGAGAGTGTGCCAGTCATAAAGATGCTGAGAGTCTTTAACAAATCTATGAAGGCCGCGTCATTCGGCGCTTGTTTTTCAGGCTGTGAGACAAACAGCAAACCGTAAGTAAAACCTATAACGGTTAACGCAAACGTCACCGCAATTGTGCAACCCACAAACACAATCATGCGTGCGTGCAGCACTTCTATTTCTGCTTTTTCCCTAGCCATTAAGAACCCTTTCGCATTGAACTTTTGTGTTACATCGAGTCAGCACGCTGTTGCGTACTTTTTGTGGCGCGTTTGTTCGTGTTGTTTCGCACGCGGTCGGAACAAGTGCAAGTATCACGCTAACCAAGTAATACTGCGGCTTCATCATGTGCCTGCATTATGCGCGGTATCCATAAACGCAAAGAGTGCCAGTGATTGAACCCGCTGATGGAACAATGTTGAAACCATCATAGGCAGTAGATAATGCGTGTTGTCCACCGCCTGTGTAAGGAGTGCCGCCATAGTTTCCATTTACAGTTACGCTAGTTTTTTGCGCTAATGCAGGTGCAACGATTTCTATGCTTGAACTTGCGGTAGCACTTGCAGCATCATAACCAACAGAAATGATATTTGTTCCTGCGCTGTAATTTAAGTTTAACCATGCTCCAGCACTAGCTGACTGCAAAAGGCTGAACGAATAATCTGTTGCGCCAGTGGCATTAACTCCACCAACACGCAACTGTAAGTTGAACAGACCACCCGTGACTGCCGTGCTCACGTTCATTACAACCCTGTAATAATCGTAAGCTGATGTGAAACAACCATTAAGGATAATGCTGGTTGCTGTAGAGAACGTAACTTTACCTGTTGTCGCCACAGTAACCGAACCACCAGAACCTGAAACGCTCGTTGGCACCATGACCACAAGTCCACTATTTGCTTGTAATGTAGTCATCTGTGCAGCGGTAAGGATCTGTCCTGATGTAAATGTCTGATCGGCCATGTTTTTATCTCCTTTAGAAACTCAACAAGTTGTTGTCAAGAGTACCAAATATCGTGTCGTTGAGTGTGAGATACTGGTTTTGGTCTGTGCTTTCAAATGTGTATGAGATAATATGGCTGCCGGGTGTGATGTTGTGAGACACACCAGAAACAATCAAGGTTTGGGTTTCTGAAGTTGGTGTACCAGCAATAAAGGTTTTTATTACTGTGCAAATGCTTGTCAAATCAAGGTTTAACGCAATGTTTTGATTGGCAGATGTCAAGGCTGATAGTTGTGTTGACAGCCCAGTAAAGCGCAATACAGGGTTTTGATATTTGCCGAGCAAATAGTTGCCAAGACCTGCAACCTCTGTTGTTGTGCTATTCAGCAAATTAAGCAAGTTGTAATTTTGAGACTGGTAAGTGTTAATGCTGGTTGTATTGCTTGCCGTTTGCGCAGCGCCTGCAGGGGATTGGGTCACAATGTAGTTGTAGAGCAGCTCATCACCGTATTGGTTAATGAGCGTCTGATAGGGCAATCCTGTGCCTGTGGTGTTAAAGGTTGCGCCGGCTACAGGATTAAGCACACTTGATCGACCCTTAAATGTCAGTGTGCCGTTGGCTGACATAAACAAATAGCCTTGTTCGCTGGTATTCACTTGTTGCAAATAGTTAAGGCAATTGGTGTCTTGTGCTATGGCGTATGCGCCCAAAGTTGACGATCCTGCATCTATGGATCGAGCGCCTGCATAAGTAATTTCTGGTAAATCCAATATGGCATTTATGCGTGCGCCAGTGGCTTGTGCGGATGGGGTTACGGCGTTTAACTCTTGGTTTGCTAGCACCGTAAATTGGTCGCTGCAAACCGCATACATCATGTCTTGATTGCTAATTTCGTAGTCTAAATTCCAGTCTTTAATAAGACCTGTGTAAATGGGTATGCCGTTGGCTAGGACTTGTACAGGGCAACGTGGCACTACACCGGGATAGTAAGGGCTAGACGTGTTGTTTGGGTTAAGTACTTGTGTGGCGTTGTAAAACGCAATGGTTGCCGTACCAGCATTAAATTGGTCTAATTGGCGTGAGCGTGATCTGTTTATGTTTACAGACTTGACAAGACTTGTTAAATCTGCCATTGTGACGCCGCCTAAAACCCCTCGACCAGTGGTATTCAATACGCCGTAATAAGCGTCATCTAACTGAAATGGTGTACCAAAGGTTGTTGTTGTTTGAAACCCAACCAGCACTTGGATGGTTGGCACACTCATGCAGACGCAAACACCTGACCGCTTTGGCGTTCGGCTTTTTGGATTGCTTCAATAATGAGTTGACCCATTTGCGCTGGGGTTGATACAAGTCCTGCGTCCACGTTAATGTTGATATTGCCTAGTCCTGCAAATGAACTTTGGAAATTGTCTTGGTTTGCGCCGCTGTAACCGCTTGTGCCACCGCCGCCGCCGCCGCCGCTAAAGATGCTGCCTGTACCAGAGCCACCGCCGCCACCAGTCGATGCCAAAGGCGCTGCAGGGGTAGATATGACCGGCATTGCAGCAACGGTGGCTGGCATACCTGCACGCTCGGTTGCACCAGTAAAGTTGCCGCCGCCGCCAATTGACCCCAAGTTAATTTCTGGCAAGTTTGGTATGTCAGTAAATGGGCTAATTAAATTCATGCCTTTAATAATCAAGTTGATTGTTTTAATCCACGCATTAGCAAAAAATTCAAAGCCTGTAATTAAGCCGTTAAGTACGCCGTTGACAATCGTCTTAAATGTGTCAAATTTGTTGTATGCGTAAATAATGCCAACAACAAGCGCTGCGACACCTGCTGCAATTGCTGTAAATGGGTTTAACGCCATAGCAAAATTAACGGCCAAGATCGCTACCGAAATGGCGGTGATTGCGCCAGCAATAGCCAAAAATGCTTGTGGGTTCTTTTGTGCCCAATCAGCGAACTTTTGTAGCACTGGTAAAACCTTTTCAACCACTGGCAACAATGCTGCGCCGATTGACTCTTTGGTTTCATCAAGCGAGTTTTTGAGTATCTTAAATTTGCCTGCTGCCGTGTCTGCTGCAGCTGCGGCCTGACCGCCAAAAGTGCCACTTAAAACGCTCATTACTTCGTCAAGGCTTGCGCCGTCTTTAATCATGGCTTTAATCTCTGGTGACAAGGCTTGCAAGCCCTTCATATTTCCACCATAAGCCTTCGCCAATGCGTCGCTGACTTCACTTAATGACTTATTTGAGCCAATCGCAATATCTTGGGCAAGGCTCAATGCTTTAGTAGCGGTCGTGATGTCTTTTGTGCCCGTAACCAAAACCGCTAGCGCTGGTCTTAAATCACTATCAGCCGTACCAGTAGCCCTTGACATCGCCGCGATCATGTCCTCAGACGCTTTTACTTGCGCCTTAGTTGCGCCAGTGACGTTGTTAAGGGTCAAGGCCAATTGCGCTTGTTGTGCTTCGTCCTCTGCGGCGGCTTTAACAGCCAGAGTCAATGCAGCCGTTACAGCGCCTAATGCGGCTGCGGCTGGTACTGCTGCCTTCTTAATAAGAAAATGTGCCTTTTCGCCAGCGGTCTCAAGTTGTTTAAAATCCTTGACCGCGCGATCTAAAGCCTTGCCGTCATACTCCGCGATAATTGGTATAGATAGCATTACAACTCTTTTCTAACTACGGCAGCGGTGTCTAAAATCATCTTTTTCATCTTGTCTTCAATGCCCCTTCGAGCCTTGTAAACCGCTGGGCCTATTAAACGTGTACGACCAGCACCCACAAACCCTAGTTGATCGCCAAGTTTGTTAGTGGTTGCTCGACCAGCGGTTTCAAAGATCGCTGTTGCAGGGTCTTTCTGTTCTATCAAGATCACGCCTACAGCGTTACGCCGGGTGTCAATACGCAACTTGACACCGTTCTTGGCTTTAGACACACTAAATGGAAACAGTTTCCGCTTGCCACTAGTCCAATTGTATTTCATACCAGACAACGGCAAATCCGTATACATCGCTTGTGCGGCTGCAATTGCTGGCGCAGCAATCTCATTGGCTTGCGCTCTAAAGTCTTTTTGCAGTTGTGGGTCAATCTTTTTGAGCGCGTTAATAGTGTCCTTGACGCCAACAACTGTGATTGTGGTTGAAACTGACATAGATGCCTTTAATTACGACTATTTAATATCGTAATCACTGTAAGCAAGTCGCGTGCGTCAAACTCAATATGCGTTGGCCACCACCCTACTGCCACTAGCAATTCTGCTAGTTGGTATCGGTAAGCGCCAACGCCGTAGGGTTTGGGTTTGTCTCGTCAACGGAAGTCAATTCCATATCAGGATGCTGTTTAACCCAATCGCGCCATGTTTCTGGTACAGGGTCGCCAGCAAGTTTGCATAGGTGAAATGCCCAGCACGCTAGATCGCTGTAACCAATGCCGCGTCCATCAGAAACTTTGCGGTTTTCTGTTTTTTCCCATTCGCATACCACAAACATATTTGTGGTCATTGTGCGTTTTCCTCGACCATCTTGCAGGTCTAATTCAAGTTTAATTTTCATGCCTTACCTTTCGTGTCGGGCCGATGTAGGCCGTTAATTATGGGGTTGTTGAAACAGTGTAAACGCCGCCCTGAAAGGTGATGCCACCCATAACGTCAAGAGCGCCCAGTTGCGAGTTTACCAAAGGCAATGTGCCCATGTACGCCCCGGTTAGGGTGTGCAGGGGATTGGTAGCCGACACCGCTGAGTCTTGTGCTTTTACGGTAACAGTGACGGCCGTGCCAACTTTGTTGTACAAAGAAATGTAACTCTTGCCTGCAGCTGCACTGTTGTAAAGATCAACTACTAATGATGAGTTTTCTAAACCCGCCACGTAGGTGCGGGAATTATTTGACATATTAGTTGACTCGAGAGACTCGATAACGCGCGTAAATACGGCGCTTGAACATTGACCCGTGAGGTCAACGCTTGCGATTGTGACTACCGCGTTGCTAAGAACTGTTGATGTGCTAGTCGATGCCATTTGGGTTACTCCTCGTTAGGTACTGGTTAAGTTTTATCAGATAAATGATAGGTCGTGGTGGATATTAGGACGCTTGCGCTTGAATGTTCATAGTCAGGTCATAGCAAGGGTACGATGCGCCGCCTATTTCTAGCGTGCCGGGTTGACCAGATAAAATGGCTATACCGCCTAATAAGACTTTGGCTGAAATGCTTAAAATGTCTCTGAGCACTGGCAATCCTGCTGGGCCTGAGCCAACAACTTTGATTGGAAACTGCATGGTCACTATGTTGCCGTTGCCACCGAACGTGGTAAAACTTGGTGCTTGAATAAAAACGCAATTGGGAACTAATTTGGTTGGGTCAGTGACCACCCTTAGACCGCTTACTGTTGCCAGTTTTGCTGCCACATCGTCTATGGCTTCGTTAAATAGATCCTCGTAGGCCATTAGGCAACCGCTGGTCGGGGGATGCCCAACAATTGCTTAACGATTGGTGTCAATGATTGCTGGGTTGGTGTACCCATTGTGTCAAACGCGGCAAACGCGGTTTCTATTGAACCTCGACTACGCCAAAGAGCTGCGGCATACATAAGCGTGCCGAGCGTGACGTCTGTGCCCGGTGACGTGCTTAATCCGTCGTGGTATAAAGACTCTTGTCTACGACGATAACAAAACACATTGGCGGCGTTTGTGGCTTGTGTGGCAAGCGTGTAATCGTCTGATGGATTGGTGATCGTGACGCCCAAAAATGTGACCAAATCGGCAACGGTAATCCAAGTACAAAGTTGCGTGTAAACAACAGTGCCAGCGTAATCAACTACATAGTTAACATTTGTGCCAGTGGCGGCGTAAATAATTTGGTTTGGTCGAGAGACGTTTGCGTCAAACTCAAATTCGCCTGTGGTTGTATCTACCCCAATAAATTCATATTGGGGCAGATCAAGCACTTTGAATGTGCCGTTGAACGGCGCAGCCAATCCACTAACCGTAATGTTTTCGCCTATAGCAATTTCTGTTGGCTCTAACGTGCTGATGCACGCGTAGTTAGAGAGAAGTTGCTTGCTTGCTGTTGTGTAACTTGACATGGCGGTAAGGCCGCCTTCCGACTAAGCCTGTGTGATCTTTTGGATCATGTTGGCGTTGGCTTTGAATGTGCAGAAGTATCCATGTGTGGAAATTCCGCGAGTAAGGGTAGATGGGTTGTCGACTGACAAAATGCCCTTCTGTTCCTCATAGATTTCAAAGCCAATGTCTTTCATAATGA